TTCTCAATCTCCGTCCGCTTCTATCAGTCCCTCCTCATCTCCCAGTATTTCTCAAAGTTTAAGCCCGTCCGCATCACCCAGTATTTCGGTTTCTATCAGTCCTTCCATATCAGTCAGTATTTCACCATCAGCTAGCCCCTCTGTTTCTCCATCAATCGGATGGTTCAAGCCTCACGGATATATAAATCAAATAAAGCCAAGAACTAATATAAGCCAAGTAAGAGTAAAAGTATCAATTAACTCAATAAGACCTAGGGTAAAAATATGAAAATACCAAGAATATCAAACAAAGAACTCCTAGAAAATGCTTACGAAACTTCTTTAAGCTCAACAGCTTCGGGAAGCACTTTAAGCGTTTACAGTATTTCAGGAGTAGCGATAAACAACGTTCTCTTAATTGGAGAATTTAGTGAAGGAAGTGAAATAATAAAAACTCATTCTTCGACAGCACCGACAGGAATAACGATAACTTTGGCTTCGGCTCTTGTTAAATCTCATCCTAAAGACACTAAAGTATACGTTATTCCTTATGACCAAGCACAGTTTTATCACGCTACAACCTCAACAGGAGTTAAGACTTTGATTTCAACTTCCGATATAGATGAAGAAAGTAGCGAAACAAAATATGAAGATGGAACTTATACATCAGGATATTACTTCGTAAGATTCTACAATTCAATCAATGGAAATTATACTGATTATTCAGACCCTATTCCTTACGAAGGATTTGCAACAAATACAGTCGGATATATAATAGATATTTCAATGAAAGAACTAAAAAAAGAATTTAGTGATGTTCTAACTTTTGATTCTATTTTAAGTGAAATAAACGCTTGCCTCAGATATATCAGAGGAAAACTAAAACGTTGGTCCAATACGCAAGAATTTGATTATGTTCTCGACCAGATAAACAGGGGAGAATATAACTGGTCTTTGCCAACAACTTACTATGATAAAAACTCTAATCGTTCAATGCTTCAAGTTAAGTATGGTAATGACCCATTATATTACAAGGACAAAATTGAGTTTGATGATTATTTTGAAGACACAGTAAAAACCACAGTCGCAACAACCGCTTCGTTGGGAGCAACTTCGCTTGTGCTTACGAGTTCTGATGATTTACCGGAAGAAGGAACGTTCCACGTTTACATCAATAATACTGCTTATGACATAACCGTTACAGCCAACGACCAATCAACAAACACTTTAACTTGTTCGGCTACGACAGTTGAGATACCTGCTGGAACGAATATCTTTTACGGAGAAGCGGAGGGAACACCTAAATATTTTTCTATTTGGGATGGAAGTCTTTATATCTGGCCACTTTGCGATTCTAGCAATTACGGAAAGAATATCTATCTTGATTTTTATACCGATATTGTATCGGTAGATAGTGATGCGGATGAAATTACTCTTGCTAGATTCGATATGGTAAAACACTGGGTTAAGTGGGCGATTAAGAATATAACCGAGAATAATGGAACTCCCGACTTTACGGATGGGGATTGGGTAATGTTTAATACTTGTTTAAATGATGCTATAAGAAGAGAATCAAGCGGACAGAAGTTTAAATCAAAAGTAAAAGTAAATGGCATAAGCTATCGAAGCGAAATAAACGAAAGCTTTGATAAATCATAATATGAAAAATAAAGAAGTTATACAATTCAGAGATTGGTCCAAAGGAAATATAAGAGTTGTACAAAACTCTATCGTTCCTCAAAATTCGGCAAAATTAGCCCTTAATTTGGACTCTGATATCGAATTAGGCTCTTTAGTATCAAGACTGGGAACAAATATCGTAGGGATACAAACTGTGGCTTCTGGGACGTGTCTAGGAATACATTATTTCCGAGACACAGTCGGAACTTCGCATAAACTTTTCGGAGTATTTTCAGACGGAGTTAACAACGATGTTTACGATATGATAACTGGGAATTCTTCTTTGACAGGAGATACCAAGGATTTAAAGACTCGTTTTTGCACTTATCTTGATTCGGTTGTCAGAGTAAATGGCACAGACGCTTGCAAGGCTTTTAATGGTTCTACTTGGGATACGACTGGAGGAGCGTTTGATGTTGCTAATATGCCTATTGGAACAGTAGTGATTGAATGGAAAGACCGAGTTTATACTGCAGGAGTTTCATCCAGTCCTTCAATTCTTTATTATTCAGGAATAGCCGACCCCGATACGAGAGCGGTTAGCTGGACAACCGGAAACGGACAAATTGAAATAGAACAAGAAGACGGAGGAGGAGCGATTACCGCACTGGAAAAAGTTCCCGGGTATATTTTAATATTTAAGGAAAGAAGTATGAAACGCTGGGATGGTTCCTCAACTTATCCCGAAGACTTAATAAATGTCGGCGCTCCGTCTCAAGAAGCAGTTTGTCGAGGAAGAAATATGGTGTTTCTAGCTAATGAGCAGGCAGTATGGGCTACTAATGGAGGTTATCCTCAAAAGATTTCTAAGCCTATTCAGGACTTGTGGGATGCAATTCCTGCTGCTAATATACCAAATATTGCTACTTATTCAGATGATAATTATGTCTATGTTTATGTCGGAGATATAACTCTGGGAGATAACTCATATACCAATATCTGTTTTAAATACAATATAGACAATCAGACTTGGGACATTTATTCATATTATAATGATTTTACTTGTTTTACTTGGTACATAAGTTCAAGTTCCAAAGTAATCGTGGCAGGAAATAAAGATGGACAGGCTATTCAAATTAACACAGGGGATACTGATTACAATGCACAACCGATTACTTGGTCTTTTGAATCTAACGATATTGAGTTTGGAACAATTTCTACAAGAGGTTTGATTAAAGAACTTTCCGTAATGAACGTATTTACGGAAAACTGCCGTACTGGGCAAGTAATGGCAAGAGTTAATTCCAATAGGGACAAAGACTGGGAATTGTTAGGTAATATAACGGGAGATATTCAAGATATAGATTTTAAGAAAAAAGGAAATTGGTTTAATATAAAAATTACAGGAACTTCCAATTCAGGAAAAGTAAAAATTTTAGGTTTTGAATTGCCCGCGGGAAGTATAAATATTGTAAGTAATATAAAAGATTGATATGTTGATATACGATAACGGATTTAACAATTTACTCACCAAAGACCCCCTATTTACAGATACGGTTAATTCAGCAAATTCTTTTTCTGATGGAACAAATGCTTCATTTTTGACTTCTGGTGATTTAACTGGCAATCTTACAATGACTGATGGGTTTATGCAATCTAGTAATTTTGTAACTGGAAGCACTGGCTGGAAGATTGATAAAGATGGAAATGTGGAGTTTGATTCAGGATATTTTAGAGGAGACATCACCGGAGCGAGCGGAGCATTTTCCGGTTCTTTGACAGCTGGAACTATTGATATTGGAGGGTCAGATGCCAGTTCTTGGCACGTTGACATAGATGGAAATATGTGGTGGGGTAGTGCTGGAAGTTACGCGGCGGCAACTATAAAGATTTCAAGTGCTGGTTCAGTAAATTTTACAACTGGTAATTTTAGTGGCTCATTAAATTATGGAAAAACATCATTTTCTGATTCTACTAATGCGGGATATTATTTAAGTTCATCTGGTGTTTATATTGGTTCTGCTTCAGATACAAAATATTTTAAATATGATGTTTCAGCAGGAACTATAACATTAAGAGGAACATTAAATGCTGACGATATTACTGCAGGAACATTAGCAGGGAGAACAGTCAAAGCAACAGGAGGGAATACAGATGTTGTTATGGATAGTGCTGATGGGAAGTTAAAATTTAAAGACGGTGGAACTGAGAAAGGATTTATGTATTGTGATGGAAGTGGAAATATGCAAATAGATGCTGATAATCTATTATATTTAACAGCTGATGGCACAGGAGATGATATTGCTTTAATTGCGGATGATACAATACTTCTCTCCGCTGATATTATAGCTTTAAACGCTGATAATAGCCTATGGCTAGAATATAATGCTAATGGTGGAGACAATATTTGTATAATCGCTAATGACGGGTCTTCTAAATTCACTGTTAGGGATAACGGAGATTGCCACGTTGAGGCGGGAAATATGTATGCCAATGATTATAATATAAATGATTATGCAGAATATTTCGAAGCAACAAAAGAATTTTCTTCAGAAAAAATTCCTTTAGGAACATCTGTGGTATTGGACAGTGGTTTAGTTAGACCAGCAAAAAAGAATGAGGAACCATTTGGAGTAATTTCAGCATCTTCTTTTATACATTCTGGTGGAGCAGGTAATGACGAATGGAAAGGAAAATATTTAAGAGAAGAATTAGGAGAAATAAAAACCGAGAAAAAAGAAAAATGGTATATACAGGTTGAAGAAAAATTTAAAAAAGTAACTGGTCAAAAAGGAAGTAAAAAAGTATGGAAAAGCGATTGGTGTGATAAATCTCCAGCACCAAAAGACGCAATAATAAGAATAAAAGAAAGACCAATTTTAAATCCAGAATACGATGATAATAAAAAATATATCAAACGAGAAGATAGACCCGAATGGAATAATGTCGGTTTATTAGGTCAAGTTCCGATATTAAAAGGACAGCCCACTAACCCCAATTGGATAAAATTGAAAGATATTTCTGATAAATACGAAATGTGGTTAATTAAATAATTTTTAAATATATGTATTACAAAATAACTCCCGAACAATTAACTAAAATTTTAAATGATTTATCTTCAAAGCCTTGGGGAATTGTTAATAATGTAATTGTTGAATTATCTAAATTAGAAAAAATAGAAGAAAATAAAGAAGAAACTAAGTAAAAAATTATGGCAAAAACTAAGAAGCAAAAAGCTCAAGAACGAGCAAAAAAGGAAGCAAAGGAAGATAAAAAAGAAAAAAAATCTTCAAAAAAGTCTTCAAGTTCTTCAAGTTCTGATAAATTAAAGAAAGAATTAAAAGAAGCTGGTGTTTGGGATACATATAAAAATATGTCTTCTGAACAGCAAGAATTTATCGCGTATAATTACAAAATAGGAAAATCAGATTCAAAAGAAGATATTAAAATTTATCAAGAAGCACTCGATGAAGCGACAAAACAAGCTGACCCTTATTGGAAAAGTTATCTTTTGGTTGCTCAAGATGAAGTTCAAAGGAGCGTTGATGAAGCGATAAAGACTACCGAATCAGAAGTAGAAAAAAATCAAAGACTTATTGACAGCTTAAAAGAAAACCTTGCTTCTAATAAAGATTATCTTTCTCTCGAACAACAATCTGATTTAGCCACTCTCGCCCAAAATTATGAAGTCAATCAAGAAAATCTAGTTCAAGGAGCGGCTGATACGGGACTTACTTTTTCGACTAAAAGAAAAATAGCTGAACAAAGATTAGCTGAATCACAGACTGGAATGGTTGAATCAACCACAAGAAAATACAATAAACAAATAAGAGACCTTGAAACAGAAGCCGCTAGGGGAAACACTGAAGCTCAGAAAGAAATTGAAGAATTACAAAGAAAATTATCTTCTAATATTACATCAATAGGAAGAGAAGCTGAAGCCAAGTTGGGAAGTGAAAACTTACCTGCAATTTCTGGATATACTGCGTTAGGAGATGTTTCGGGAGATTTATACGAACAAAAAACAAAGGACATCGCTGAAAGGCAACAAGCAATATATGACGAAAAATCAATGAGCAGTTTAAATTTAAGTAGTTTATAAAAAAATATGCCAAATCCATTTACAGGAGAAAAATATTGGTATGAACAGGATAATCAAAGTAGTTCATTG